TCTGTTTTACCAGAGGGATCCTTCCGTGCTGGAAACCTGAGGCAATCTGCCACAGGTCCGCCAGTCCGGTACCATTACCGCCCAGAGAAATGGGCCCCATCCTACGCGTGCGTGGAGAGTAATGTTTGGCCATTACTTTGCTGAGTGCAGGCATTTGTGGTTCTTGCCACAAATTCTCAGCAACGCTGAAACGGTTATTCGAGTGACCAGCACGGAGATGTGCTGCACTGCTCTGACTAAGGTGCCCCACATCTTGTGAGGTAGCTACAGAGCTAGTGACAGGCATCACCAGCCGTTCACAGAATACACCGTTTGTGCCATAGAAGGACTTGGAGTGGTTGAGTACCAAACCAAGATCCTTCATTGTGGATGCGTACTTGGCCCTGATTCGTTCAGGCCATAACGCGACTAGATCGTCACCACATATGGCATGGGAGTCTTTACGAGCCCCAGCATTCCACGCCGCAAATCCGTTGAGGATACTCAAGATGACCCACGTTGGTCCTAACCCCATATGGATGCCACACGTAGTGTGTGTTCCATCGGGTAGGGCGTGGGGACCGAGTGTCTTAAGGATAAGTTCCCTTACATTGCGAGGCGTCTGCATCTTATCACATAAGCAGGCAGCTACATGCTGTGCTACTTCGTGTGGGATGTAGTCGGTCGCAGCTGTAAGGTCGGCGGAGTATATCTCACCGGCCTCTACAGAATGTAAGCGGATATCTTTTCCCTTTAAGATATCTCGTGTTGTAACAACCTTCCTCAGCTGGCTTAGCCAGCAGGCTGTTACACATCTTGAGAAGTACACTTCCTCAGCGGAATGAATCGTTGCCACTCTAACCTTGCCGCCTAGCTCTGCAATGGCCAGGGGTTTGAGTGGGGGGGGAAGGGTATCGAGCAAGCGAAGCTTTCTCTTGCATGCATCGCGGCATTCCTGTGCATTTGGACCGTTCTTGATAAGGTTCCGTTGCTGAAGCGTCACCTTTTGTAGGTGGGCCACAACGTGTTCTGTATTGACAACGCCAAGTGCCTCCAGGTATGTACCTGATGCGTGCAAGGTGAATTGATCCCTTGCAATTTGATACTCTTCCTCAATCCATTCCATGGCGAGCGCTTTCACGGCAGCGGCGCAGCCGCCTTGCTTTCTCTCATGAGACAGCACAGCGTGATCGTTCGGCATGGGTGGATTACGATTCATGGCACGATTGGATATCGGCAGTAGGTTGATATACTCGGTAATACGAGGTAGCAGAGCTACATCAAACCTTCCTGGCGAACACCAACGTGCCTTTGCCTCCTCCAATTTGGTGTCAATCTGTTCCTTACTGACTGGCCAGTTCACTGCCCTGGAGAGAGTCGACGCTTGAAAGAATTTCTTTACCGTTTTGGTATCGTGATCTCCTTCAAGTGCCGTCTTTCGACAGGTGTGAGTGATCTGTTTCAGCGCGTAGGGTCCAGACGCAGCCAACCAAGTTAGGTCGCTAACGAAGCGAAGCCACATTGCTCGGTTTCTAGGTCGCATGTAATCCTTTGGATTACCGCAACTTAGGCGCCATGCATAGGCTATCGCGGAGTAAGCTTCTCTGACGGCGGTTGCCTGCGGGGCACCACTATCCATCAGAGCCAGTAACCTGGCTACTCTCGG